ATGTTAGCTAGACATCTTAATGATAATAGTTGGACTATAACAGTTAAATATTATTGTGTAAGTAATGGAACTACATATACTCTAACACAAAGAACTTGTACTTGTACTATTCCTAGTGGTCAATATACTCCTACATTTAGTGTAAATAATTTAAGCTATGAAGTTACAGATTCACAATCTCTTAATTTGACTGGTTCAAATAAAAAAGTAATTAAAGGAATATCTGATATATTAGTTACAATATCTCCAGCAAGTCCTAATGGTAGTGCTAGTATGGTATCATATAATGCTAATTCTGGAAATTCTACAGGAAGTACTACTAATATATCTTCTCCTACTATAAGTTTAAATAATGTTACAGCTAATTCAGTTACAGTTCAAGCTGTAGATAGTAGAACTAGAACTACTAATGCTACTAAAAATTATGATGCTTTTATTGATTATTTTGCTCCTACTATTTCATCAGCTTCAGTTAATAGAATAGATGGTGTTAGTACTAATTTAGCTGTAAATATTACAGGTCGTTATTGTAATTGGTCTGGTTTATCTACAACAAATATAATTGAACAAGTTTCTATTCAATATAAATTAAAATCTGCATCTACTTATACTACTATAAGTGGTATAAATTTGAATATAACTAATACTAATGGAACATTTACTATTACTGGAAATATTACAGGAAATTACTTCGATGTTTCTAATGAATATGATGTATTGTTAACATTTAAAGATAAAATAAACAATTTACCATATCATGCTTCTATACATACTGGTGAAGCTATATTATGGAGAGATACTGCTAACAAAAGAATTGGTATTGGTAAAAAACCTACAAAAATGTTAGATATTGCTGGAAATGCTGGTATAGATGGACAATTACTTAAAAATGCTGGTAGTAGTTGGGTTAAAGATAGAGATGTAGCTCCAGTTAGAAATAATAATACAAATCAAGGTGGAGCATATTATTCAGTAGTATCTCAAAAAACAAAAAATGGAAATTGGACAATTGGTCAATTAAGTGGAGAAGATTTATTATCATTTAATTATACTACTGATACAAATTATAATAACAATAATAATACTAGTGCGAGATGTTATTTGAAAAATGGAGATACTGGTAGAATACTTACTATGAGTGCTGTATATCCTGTAGGAGCTATTTATATAAGTGCTTATCCTACAAGTCCAGCTAGTTTATTTGGTGGAACATGGACGCAATTGAAAAATCATTTCTTGTTTGCTACTAATGCAACTAGTGGTAATAAAGGTAAAGATGCTTCTTCAAGTCATACCGGTACAGCTGTTACAGGTACAAAATTAACAGCGGCTCAAAGTGGTGTTCCAGCACATAATCATGGTGCTAGTAGTGATAGTCAAGGTTCGCATAACCATGAAGTATATGTTAATGGTGATACTAACTTCCCATTAATTACTTATCCAGGTTGGACTGGTGGACAAAGTGGTAGAGGTGCTAATGTTCAAAGTACTTATAATGGTTTTAGAACTTATACAGGTTATAATGGTGGACATAGTCATGGTATTACTGTTAATAATAATACAGCGAAAGATGCTACATCTACACACAATCATACTGTATCAAGTATTGAAGTATATGTATGGCAAAGAACTGCTTAGGAGGTTAATATGAAAGAAAATATTAAAGTATATAATGAAGATAAAACTGAGATATTAGAAAATTATGATTTAGAAAAAGGTTATTTAGTTGATGATATTTTAAAAATTCATGAAGATGCTGTAAAAGGACAAAAAGAAGAAGGACATTATGAAGTTATAGCAGAATATGATAATGGTGGAAAAGACGTAGTATGGGTAGTTGATAAACCTTACATCGAATCTAAACCAGAATATAATGGAGAATTAGCTATTAAAATATATATAAAATATTCAGATGATGAATTATTAAAATTGCAATATAAAAAAGAAATTGAAAATCTTAAAAGAGAATTAGCTTCTACAGATTATGAAGCACTTAAATACGCTGAAGGTTGGTTTACTGAAGAAGAATATAGTCATATTAAAAATTCTAGAGAAGCATTAAGAATTAAAATTAGAGATTTAGAAAGTAAATTATAAAGTTTCAATGTTTACATAATTTTAGCATATAATATTATTAGAAGGAGGAATAATATGAGTGATACTAGTATTGTATTATTGCTTGGTTTTGTAGGAAGTTTAATTTGTGTTATGACTCCTATATTAAAGCTTAATGCTTCGATAACTAAATTAAATACTACAATGGAATTTATGAATAAAAAATTAGAAACTAATGATAAAAAGTTTACTGAACATGATAATAGATTAGATAATCATGAAATAAGATTAGATCGATTAGAGCATAAATAAGTGCTCTTTTTATTTGAAAATATTTAAAATACATTATTTTGCATATAATAATATAAAGGAGAATGATAAGTATGAATCAATCTGACTATATTACAGCATCTAAAAATTATGCTAAAAATGCTCAAGATGCTTATGAACAAAGTTTATCATATTTGTTGACTGGTTTAGATGAAGCAAAAGCTTTAGACCAACAAGCTGCTAATGTAAGATACGATAATTTAATTACTAAAATTCGTCAACAAATTCCAGGTATTCAACAAGAATTTGAAAGAAACGCTAAAGCAGCATATATCAATAAACAACAAAACTTACAACAAATTGATGCTGATTTAAATAGATTAGGAGTTAATACTCAAGGTTTTGGAGTAACTCAAAGATTATTAAATGAAGTTGCTTATGGACAAAATTATGGTAATTTAGTATTAGATTATAATAATGCTATGAGAGATGTTGCTAATCAAGAAGTTAATGCCTTAGGAGATTTAAATGCTGATTTAGCAGACTTAGATGCTGCTTATGCTAAAGATAAATTAGATACTCAAAAGTATATTGGTGAACAAGGTAGAGATGTATATAATACTGAATATAAAAACTATTATAATGATTTACAATATCAAGATGATTTAAAACAACAACAATGGGAAAATGAAATGGCTGAGAAAAAGCTTGAAGAACAAAGAAAACAACAAGCTTGGGAAAATGCATTTAAAGAAAAACAATACCAAGACCAAATTGCTCAACAACAATGGGAACGCCAATTAGCTGAAAAAGAATATCAATTGAAAGTTAAACAAGTTAATGCTTCTATATCTGCTTCACGAAGTTCTAGTTCTAGTTCTGGTTCTCGTTCATCTAGTGCTTCTAGTTCTAATGATAAAGTTGTAAATACTAATTACTGTATGAATCCTGATGCATTTAGTTCTCAAAAAGGATTTAATGAATATAATGCTTTATTGACTCAAGTTGCTAAACAAGGTGGAATTAAAACATCTATACTTAATGAATACTTAAATCAAGGACAAAAGAATGGAGTATTTAGTAGTAAAGATGTAAGTGCTATAAAGAAACAATTTGGTATATAATTAAGGAGGTTAATTTATGAGTAGTTTTACAGATGATTTTTTTAGTAATTCAAGTAATAAATCTACTTCTATTAAATCAACTACTACCTCTACTAAGAAAAAGAAAAAAGAATATGATGTAAATAATTTTACTGAATCATTCTTTAGTGACAGTGATAATTCAACTACTACTAAATCTTCTTCAAGTACTGGTAATGATTTTTATGATGAATATAATGCTTTTGTTGATGAGTTAAATGGTACTAGACAAGAGTATTATACAATGCTTCAAAAGAATGAAGAAAAAAGACAACAAGAAATTGCTAAAAGAAATAATGGACAAGCTGAAGCTTATTATGAAAGTAATAAAAATGAACTTAAAAAACAAAGAACTAAAAACTTAATATATAATTGGAATTGGCAAGATTCTGGTGGAAATTCATATGATTATGGTTCTGTACCTATTCAAAATGAAAAAGGTTATTTGAAGAAAACTGATTCTGAAGGTAATGTTTATTGGGTAAATGCTAAAGAAGATTTATTATATGATGCTAATGGTAATTTAATAAATGATGATAGATTAAAAGATGCTAACTTCATTAATAGTTTAAAATATGAATATGATACTAATTCTAAAAGTATTATAAATACATCAGCTTTAAAACGTGGTGATAGAGTTGGTGTATCTACTATTGATTATGATAAATATAAATTCTTAATTGATAATGAAAATAATAATATTGAAAATAATCGTAAAAAATGGGAACAAGATTATCAAAAGAAAACTCAACATTTTAATAACGATATTGGTAAATACAGTAGCATAAATAATAATTATGTTAATAAACATGAAAAAGATGGATGGATTATACAAAATGGTAATTATTATAAACCTATTGAAACTCAACAAGCTCCATCTGAAGATTTTGTTGGACCTATGCCTTCAACTGGAGGTCGTAATTATAGTTTAGTTACAGATATAACAGTTAATGGTAAAAATTATGAATTAGTAACAGATGAAAAACCTAGAACATTTGTTGATAATACTAATTTTAAAAATCCTTATGATAATTATAGAAATGTATATGCTGTTAATTTTGAAAAACTTAATAAAGCTATTGAAAATGGAGATGTAACAACTGCTAATAATGCTTTACAAGAAATAAATAAAAAATATTTTGGTCATCAATATGAAGATGGATGGTGGTCAGCATTATGGAATAATAATTCAGATGATTGGTTATTTTTTCAAAATAGATTTAGTCAAAATGTTGAAAAATTAAATGTTATAAATGATTCATTAAATAATACTCAAGATGCTGACACTATAAATGCTTTAAATGAAGAAAAGAATAAATTAGAATTAGAAAATACTTTAATTCAATATAATAGATTATATGCTTATCATTCAGATATGAATCTTATTGATAAAATGGATTCAATTACTAAACCTGTTGATGAAGCTTGGGACAAAGTTGGTCAATTATGGAGTAAAACATTAGATGAATTTAATGATGGTTATGATTTTGGTGATATATTTAAAACTGCTAAACATACTATAAATAATTCAATTCAAACTATTGGTGTTTTAGGAAAACAAACTAATGCTGGAATTCAAGGTATTGAAACTTTAGCATTTAGTGATATGGATGATGGTGAATTTAAAGATGTTTGGTTACCTGCAATTACAGATGTAGCAACATACATGATACCTTATGTTGGTCAAGCTAGAATGTGGATTAACTATGCTGAACCTGGTTCTGTAGTAGTTGCTGGAGTTACTCGTGAAGGTAGTGCTACTATTGATTCAGCTAATGGAACTCCAAGAGTACCTGATGCAAAAAATATATTTGGTGCTGCTGTAAATATAGCTGCAAATTATGCATCTGATTATATATTTAGTAAAGTAAGAAGTCAATTTAGTCCTGAAACAATTAAACAATTTTATCAACAAAGTGGTAAAGCTATAGGTTTAACTATTTTGAAAGAAGCTGGAGGTGAAGCTCTTGAAGAATTTGTTCAAACTTACGCTGAAGCTATGCAAAATATGGAAGGTGATTTAAGTTGGGACTTCTTCAAAGAACATACTAATGAAGCTTTAAAATCTGCATTAATTGCATTTGTTACTGCTGGAGGTGCATCTACAGTATCTATTGGAATTGGTACTATGCGTGGAACTGGTACTATTGAAACTAATGGTGATGCTGTAGATAATATTAGAATAAATAGAGATATTAAAGAAAATTCTAATACTACATTATTTAATGTATCTAATACTAAAACATTTGAAAACTTAGATTATCAATCTACTAAAGTTGATAAAGTTGATTTACAAGTAGATGAAGATGCTTCTATTGAAATAGCTAATGAATTAAGAAATGATAATATAGTTACTATATTAGATAGTGATGCTATTAAAACTAAATCAACACAAGAAGTTAATTTAAATAATGCTTCTGATACAACTTCATTAAGTGATATAGTTATAAATGATAATATAAAAACAGTATTAGTACCAAGTAAAGAAATTGAAACTTATATAAAGAATTTACGAGATGATTTGACTGTTTATACTATCGATCCTAAATCTGATACATTTATGGATGATGTTAAAGAATATGTCTCAGATGTTGGTAAATCAAATATTGTTACTAAAAATGTTGGTGACTTTACTCCTAATAATTATACCTTTACTCCTAATGAAATGACTACTATAAATCAAATGGTTAATGAATATATAAATAAAGGTAATTTATTAGATACTATAAATAAATCAGATACTTATAAATTAAATCCAATTACAACTTCAGATATAACAGATTCAGATATAAATACTATAATGAATAGTATTAAAACTAAGTTCTTAAATGAAATAACTAATAATAATATTAGTAAAGAAACTGCTAGAAAAGAATATACCGAATTAAGTAAAAAACTTTCAGAATATGCTCAAAAAACTAAACAAACTAGAACATATATAAAAGATGATAAAGGTTCTATTATTACATTTGCTAAACGTGGTTCTAACATATATGAAGCGGTTAATACTATGCCTAAGCGAGATGCAGATTTAACTACATTCGCTAATGTTAAAACTAATGGAAATATAATAAATGGTAATTTAAATCAAAAAGTTAATTTTGCAAAGAAACAATTAAATGCTGTTAATACACTCATTGATAAGCTTGGTCTTAAAGGAAACTACTTAACTTCAGATTCTACTTATAAAGATGTTGCTTCATTAGTAAAATCTAATTTAGAGTTTAGTAAAGATATACTTCAAGCTTTAGGTGCTGATGGTCTTATTGAAGGTAAAAATAAAGTAAGATTATATTCTGCATTTGATGATTTAGATAATGCAAATCCTAAAGGAGCAATTCAAAATACTAATAAATTATTAGATAGTGAATCATTTAAAAATGAAGTTAAAGATAAATCTGAAACTACAGCGCCAAAGCAAGTAAATAAACCAATAGAACAATCTAAAATAAATATTGAAGATAAACCTATTAGTGTTAAAAATAATGCTTATAAACCTGATGATACAACTGAATTAAATAATATTGAAATGGAACAATTCATTAATGATATTTTTAAAGATGTTAAAATAACTGATAAAAAAACTAAAATGGAAATGGAAGAACTTAAAACAAAAGTTCGTAAAGTATTATTTGATAGATATATACATGTTAATGATATAGCTAAAACTAATGGAGATTATAATGTTAGAGAAGCTGTATCTAATTTAGAAGCTGTTGCGAGTGATGCTCAAAATATGATTGAAGGAGCACAAGTAATAAATAATGAAGTTGTTGGTAAATCGTTAAAACAAATATATAAACAATTAAATGGTAAAAAACAAAAGCAATTATTTGAAAAATATATGATGCTAGAACTTAATATAGAGCGTGAAAATGCTGGTGTAGATAAAGTATTTGAAGATTTAAGCAAAGAAAAATCTAGAAAAGCTGCAGATTATATATTAAAGAAAAATCCTAAGTTTAAAGAAATTGCTAATGATTTACAAAGATATAATAATAATTTATTAGATATGCTTGTTGATGGTGGAGTTATAAATGAACAATTAGCTACTAAATTAAAAGATAGATATAAGTTCTATATGCCTATATATTCATCAGATTTAAATACATTTGCTGATTTAGATAGTGGTAAATATTTTAAAAATATGAAAGTTAATGATACTATTCAAGATGTTACTAAAACAGGTAAGAAAATTCAAACATTAGAAAAATCATTAGAAAATAAAACTTATAATGTATTAAGTGCTATCGCTAAAAATAAATTAGCTAATGAAATGGCTTTATCAAACCATTACGAATCTAAAGGTAATGCGGAAATGTTATATTATAATAATGGTCAACCTATGAAAATGAAAACTTCAACAGATATTGTATCAGATATTACTGATAGTTCATTATCTCATAAAGTAGATGTTATAACTCAAATTCCAGTAATAAAACAAATTGTAGGTTTAAGTAATATGAGTTATAAATTCATACTTGACCCAATATATCAAGTTAAGAATATAGTAATTGACTATACAGATTCTCAGTTAATATATAGTAAAGATAAAAAGAACTTTAGTAAGAACTATGCTAGAGCGGTTATAGCGGTTGCTAATAATTCTGAAGTATTTAATGAATTTAAAGAAGTTGGTCTTGGTGAAATTGGTACTGGACTTAAAGCTCCAAAAGTTACTTATGATGAAAATGGTAATGTAAAAGTTTCACAAAATAAATTCCAAAGAATATATGCTAACTTAGAAGCTATGCCTAAATTAGCTGAATATTTATCATTGAAAGATAAATATATGAAACAAGCTAAAAAAGATTATGATAGTGGTAAATATACTATTGTTGATAATCATTTAAAATTCAATAATGATGAAGAATATGCTATTAAACAATGGTCTGGTTCAGATTCATATTTAATAAATCAATATTATAGAGATGGTTCTCAAATAGATGATAGATTACAAAATATATCAGATAATATGGATAGTGTTTTAGATAAAACTAAATCTGAATCTGGTACATTTAATAGAAGTATTACTCTTGAAGGTAATGAATTACAAAACTTCATTGCTAAATATCAAAAAGGTAAAATAGTTAAAGAAGATGCTTTCACTAGTATGTCTAAAGATATAGTATATGATGATTCGTTTAATGTTCAAATGGAAATAACTTCTAAAAATGCTAAAGATACTACTAAACTAATGAGAGCTGATGAAAATGAATTCATGTTAAAGCGTGGTTCTGAATTTAGAGTTGATGATGTAGTAATTGATGGTGATAATGTAAAATTAAAACTTACAGATGTAACTAATGATTTAACTACAATATATAAAGATAATATATCTATGAAAGATATTGAAGAGCAAGTAAAATTAAGAGCTAAGATTGAAGCTCAAGATGTAAACTTAAACTTCAATTCTGGTGGTACTGGTTCTAAAGCATTGAGTAAAGCTGGATTTAAGTTCTTAAATGCTGGTATGCTTGGTTTTGATAAGTTCGTCACTCATGTAGGTGAAGGTGTTAAAACTCCTAAAGGTATGGGTTCATTATTATTAGAATTTACATCTGTTGGTATTGGTACAGCTGTGGCCAATGCACTATTGAATGGTGATGATGAAGATTATGATAAATTACCATATTACTATAAAAATAATTATTATATGATTAAGATTAGTGATGGTAATTATTTCAGAATACCTAAAGGAAGAGTTCAATCATTATATAATGTATTATTTGAATATAGTGCTGGAATAAGAAAAGAAGATACAGCTCAAGATTATTTAGAATCAATTCATTCTGCATTTGACTTAGCAGTATTACCACCTGATGCTACAAGTGCTTCTCCATGGGCAGCATATAAACAAATACTTGAAAATAAAGATGCTTTTGGTAATCAAATATATTCTGAAGAATATGATGATACTGGTAAAAAAGTTCAAAAGAGTGTATATCATTTATTAAGTAATTATTTTGGTAGATATGGTCGTATGGTAAAAGATATTACTGATGATGATTCAACAACTGATTGGTTTAATGAATTAGATTATTATAAAAATACTACAAAAGCAAATCGTCATTATAATACTGCTTTAGATTTAGTTACATATTATCAAAATAAAGATAACGTAAAAACTTTAGATGATAAGATGATGAAAAAATATATCGATACTCAAAATTATGCATTACGTACTATAAATTCTGAAATAAATCAAGGTAAAAAATCTGGACAAACAACTACTGACTTAGCTCCAAAATATGCTGCTAGAGATGATTTATTGAAGTCAATGATTAACAATTATAAAAATTATGAAGTTTCAGATGAAGGTAATGGAGTAATAAGATACTATTTTGATGAACATTGCTTCGAATATAATCCAAAAACTGATAGAATTACGAAAAAGTATTAAAATATAATAAAATACCGCTAAAAATGCGGTATTTTTTTTAGTTTAGCGATCCTAGGCGCCCCAGTTAATAAACTATACCCAGCGATGAATTATATTAAGCGCTATAAGTTTATTAAACCTGGCGTACCCCAGGAGACGCTTTTTCTCCAGGGATAATAAAAAAAGACTAAAATTAGTCTTTTATCAAATTATTATATATTTTTTGTACATTATTATAATTTTCCATAAATGTTAGCGAAGTTACACTTGTTGAACGATTCAGTGAACAATATAATAAATATTCATTATATGCATCTGTTATATTTTCATAAGTTTTATTCATAACATCATTCGCAAAATACCATTTAGCAACTCCATCATTCATACTCATATACATCATTAGGTTCTCAATTACTCTTTTTGATTTTATAAACTTATTATTGTCAACTAATCTTTTATATCTTGGTATAATTAAGTTTAGTAAGGCACTCATATTATCAATATCACAAAAGTCATTTATATTGAAATCACCAGAACCAGTATAAGTATCAAAATCAAAAGTAAATGGAATAATTATAAATCTATTATAGAAACCATAAGATTTATCATTTGCTTTAGGAAGTTTATTACAACTAAATATTAGTTTAGATGTACATTCAAATTCAATTGGGTCTCGATTTTTTCTATCAGCATTTATTAAATCTTCACCTGTAAGTTTTTTAACCATTTGTGAATCATCTAATAATTTAGAACCAATATCATTTCCTATATTACATTTACTACTTATTAATGCCGAAACTTTAAATCTATGATTTAAATCTTCAAGTGATAAACTTGTTATATTTTCTTTACCAATAAATCTTTCAATTATTGAAGTATATTTTGATTTACCATTAGAACCAACACCATATAACATAAACATTTTTCTAAACTTATTTTTATCAAAGAATATATAAGCAATAAACTCTAATAATAATTCATATATCTCAGTATCTTGATTAGCATATAACATTAATGCATCAGTCATAGGTTTAGTATCTACATGAGTATTAAAATAAACTGGAATACTTGTAGTAGTAAATATATTTTTATCAAATTCTCTAAATTCACCAGTATATAAATTGACTAAGCCATTTAAAGTTTGAATATAATGTTTAGTAGGTTTTATATTACTATCAGATAAGTTAATATCTATATAATGTATTATTTCTTTTATCATATTAGTTGTTATATCAGGAATTAAAGTATATATTATTTTTTCAAGTCCTTTAGCATTATTTATATAACCTTTATCAGTATAATAATATATACTACCATTATAATATCTACAACTATAAGCATCTATAATATAATTACCAACTAAATTAGTTTTTAATTTTTTACCTTGATAAAATGATAATCTTCTATCTTCTATAAATTCATTACTATCAACCATAGCATGAATTTCTGAGTTATTTAATTGTTCAGCAAACATATATTTATTTACCAACATTAATGTATTTTCTATTTCTTCTTTATTCAAATTCATTTTTGACATTGGTATAATGCTTCTAAATAACTCATCATTTCTACCATCACCATCTCTTAAATCTAAATAATTAGTTTTATGATTGAATGGTAATAACCACTTTGGTATATCATCTATTGGAGTTTTTTCATAAATGATTTCTCTTTCTTTACCATCAAGTTTTAGTATTTGATATGAATTATTCTTACCAGTTTTTATATCTACAGATAAACCGATAGGAGTATTAGAATGAATAGCATTTTTAACATCGTATGGATTAGTGAATAGAAAGTGCATTCCTCTAGAAGTTTTATAAACTCTTGTTCCAATATTTTCAGCTTTAACAATTTCAAGAAGTTTTTCAGATTCTTTTTGAGAGTCAATATCTACAATTAACTCATTTTCTTCTAATATTCTACCATACGAATCTTTATTTTTAACTTCATTAAGAGTTTTATAATCTTCTAATTTAGATATAGGTTTTTTACTTCTTAACTCTATATATCTCATGTTACACCTCTATTCTAATATATTTATTACTTCATCCAATTCTACGACTCTATAACCTTTATATTTACGGTTAAGATTTTCACTATTTATAACATTAATATATACACAATTTTTACCATTAACTTTTTTGATACGTTCTAAATTATCACAATTATCTTCAATAACAAGATCGATATGACCAAACTTTTCAAATATTGTAAAGTCTTTCTTTTGTGTACAATATATATAATCATAATATAATTTATTATGATTTAACCATTCAATAGTTCTTTCTAATTGATTATATTTAAACAATTCTCTTGCTGTAATAATATATATCAAATAATCATTATCTCGTAAATATTTTAGAAGTTTTGAAGCTCCTTTACTAGGCTTAGCATTATGCTTAAATCCACTCATTCTATATTGTGTCTTATAATATTTATAGTCTTTATAAGATAGAGACTCTTTTATTTCTGATAGAGTTTTATAATCAGTACCTAAACAAAGATTAAAATAATCTATTTGAGTTTGAGGATAGTAATTTAAAACTCCATCAATATCTATAACAGCTTTCTTCATATATTATTCCTCATCAAATATAGCTGATTTTACTTTTTCATATGTTCTATAACCATACATACGTTTCATATCACCATATACAGTTTCCATATTTTTAGTATATTCAGTTTCATTTTGAGGAAGTGGAGAATACCATTTTGAACTTAATTCATGTTCAGATTCAGAACAATAAAAATTATTACGAGCATTTATATCAACATTTATAGGGTAAACTTTCTTTAATTCTTTATAAATCTTAAGAGCTAAAATGTTATCACTCTTAGGTTGTACTTGCATATCTATACGTTGTCTCAAAAAGTTTAAGAAATCAAATAGACTACCAGTTACATAATAGAATGTTTCCATAGTTCTTGGTAAAACTAATCTAGCATCTTGAATATGTACTTTATTACCAAGATTATTACAAATATCATCATATAATTCATAAGATTGTTTAGTTAGTTCTACATATCTTTTAACATATTCTTCAGGACAATCATTTAAAAAACTAGGTATAATCATAGGTCTGTCAACAATATACTTATCACCGGTACAATCAGCAGCAAATGATAAATTACTATGTCTTAATAAATGAGTAACATCATGTGTTGTTATTCCTTCAATTAAGATTGTTACAGGAATACTTTTTAATGCTGTTGGTATTAGTTTACCATCAAAACATAATTTCATAATTTCATCTCTATCTTTTGGTAATAGCGATTTTCTAAATTCTTCAATATTTTCATTCCATGTAGCTGTTACTAACTCAGGAATATATCTTTGTAAAACTGGATATGGAGTATAGTTTAATAATGTAACTTTTATATTAGCTAAATCATTAACATATTTACCATTCCAACTTTTTATTCTTCTTTTTATAAATCTTTTGTTCTTTAATCTAAATTCCATATCATTATTCTCCTTCTTTAATTATTTCTTTAGATAGCTTTAATGAATATATATCATTAGCTTTTTTAAATAAATCATTTAATTGACTTAATCTTACATTACGATCGTTATTAAATAATTTACTTAACGTAGATTTTGGTATACCAATATTTTTAATAATTGAAGTATAACCAATATTATTATCTCTAAATATTTGTTTTAATTTAGTAACATCATATTTAGTATTACCAATTAAATAATTAAGTTCAGAGATATTGATATATAATAAACCATGCTTATTGATTTTATTAGTAATGTATTTAAGCTTTGGATTATTTTTAATATCTTCTTCAGTATAGTTATCAATTAACTTTTTAACATCTTCATCTTTAAACATATTATTCACCTCTCTTTATTTTATCTAATTCACTTATAAGATAATTATAATCTCTAGGAGCTATTTTGTAAACATATTTAGTAGCTTTCTTTTTTATTCTAGCCATTTGAGCATCTTGAATATCACTAGAATCACCTTCATTAGTTTTAACTTCAATAAATACAGCTTTATTATTTATTGCTGCAAATAAATCAGGTATACCACTTTTTGTTTTATAATCATTATTATATTTCAAACATATTCCATAATCTTTATTTATTTTCTTAATAATCTTACTTTGAAAATCAGATTCTTTACTCATCTTTCACCAAATAATTTATAATATCTTCTTGTTTTAATTGAGTTTTAGTAGCATTTCTACTAATATCAATCCATGTAACATTTGATTTAATATTACAAGTAGAATATATTTTAGGTTCTTCATAATAGTTTTTAATTATAAAATCATAATAATCAGGTTTTTCAAAATATTCAGTAGTTAATGGAGTTAGTCTTTTAATGTTTGAATTTTTATTACAATCATAAACATAATAATAACCTTTAGTATCGTTGTGGCGGACACATATATATTCTATGCTCGGTTCAAAGTTATTAGCTTCAGTTTTGAATATAGTATTGTAAATAGTCACATCTTTATTATATTTACTTTTAATATTTTCTATTGATATATCATCTTCTATGAATTTATCTTTATATTTTTCTTGTAAAAGTTTATATACTCTTTTTAAATCTATAGCTAAGAAACTTGTATCTGAATTACTCATTGATGATGAGTTTTTACTTCTTTCTTGTTTAGCTAAATAATTATCAATCATTATTTGATTAGGTTTATTATAAACACTTAAACAATAATCATTAGTAAAACCTACATTAACTCCTAGAGTATATTCAGATATATTTTCTTCAGTTATAGGTATTTCAAATATATGAAAGAACTTATCACGTTCTTCATCATTTTTATATTTTAATAATAATATTGATGGAGCTTTATAATTACCATCACCATAAATTACAAAATCTTCATTATTATAATTTAAACATGCAGCAATTATATAACCTGTAATTCCATCACCTAGAATAACATTTTTCATTAGTTATCTCCTTCATTAAACACCACTTTATATTCTTTTTTAGCTAGTTTTGATAATAAATATTCTACATTAATTTCAGTTTCAATATCATCTAATAGAATATCTATATTTTCATCATTATTAGTTATTACAGTATTATTCATTCTTAAATCTGCAATATCTACATTATTTATAGTTGGATGTGCAATATTACCATTAGTAACTATAACTTTATATCTTTTACTAGGTAAATTATCTTTATTAACTGAGTCATATATTAGTTTAGCTTTATTATACATAATACCATCTATAACTATATATAACTTATCATCTCTAATATATTCATTAAATCTTTGTTGATAATCATCACAATCTCTATAAATATCTCCATTATTTGGATTTACGAATATATCATCACATAACATCTTTTTTGATGCTATATATAAATTAACATAATCTATTTTTTCTAACATTACTCTTTAATCCTTTCTTTAGATTCATATAAGTTTATTCTTTTTTGAGCTATACTTGCATAGTAATCTAAATCTAAGTTATCAAAATCAAAAGTTAAATCATTATCAACATATACTTTTTCAGGAGTATCTTGGAACTTAACTATTTGTGAATACTTATTACCAGTTTTCTTTTCTATAGCATTATCATTTATTTTAAATACTCCACCACAATTAGGTTGAGTAGTATAATATATTCTATTTATTTTACCAATAGTATGATATTCACCATCTTTAAACCATTCATTTCTATTAAAGCTTGGACCAGATTTAATTACTTGTTTGAATCTAGTTCTATAATTCTTTTTAGTAAAATCTAATGTTTCATTTATAGGAATATCATATAAGAAATAGTTACATAAACAATCGTCAATAACTGATAAGCTACTTCTTATTTGAGCTCCAGCGATAGTCTTACTATTATATAAATATTGAGCTGCAAAACCTCCAATAGCTTTTATTGATGTAGCATATAAATATATAACTCCATCTTTTTTACAATAAAAGTTAAGATGTTTTAAATAATATTTATCTAATATTTCGCTAGGAATATCGTCTCTGAGACGCTCTAGGATTTCTTTATTATTAGTCGTAAAATAATATTTATTATATATATTTTTAAACTCTCTTAATAAATCTATAACTTCAACTTTTATATTTAATTTAGCACAATCTTCTATTAAGTTATAAGTATCTTTATTATTATTGTCTACAAATAAAATATAATTATTAACATCTTTTTGAATAAGTTTATGAGCTATATCAATTTCCATAGTCATTTTAGATAATTGTTCCCATTCATGAACTACTTCTCTAACTTTTTCTTTATTCTCAGGAACTATAATTATACCATCTGTATTTGACTGAATAATCTTACCATAAGGTTCTAACATTTCAACTAAAGCTGTTAGCATTAATTGACCTGCAATACATACATTATTACTATTATGAGGATCGTACATGTCATTGAACTTAGCTTTTTCACAACCATAAGTTGTATTAAGTGGTAATTTTAATACTTGAGATAATTTTTTATCTGCTTTATGATGTTCTTTATCTAAGCTATCATTATAAGTACTATCATATTCTCCATAATGTTGATGAGTTTTATAGAACTCTATTTCTTCATCTATAACTACTTGAAGTTCTTCAGCATTTCTAGCTTTAACTTTTCTTCTGTTGAAGTACATAGATATAAACTTTCTTTTACCTTCAAGAGGCATTGCTCTACTTAAGAAATTATAATAAATCATTAATGACGGATAATAAGATGCAACATCAATTAACCATAATTCACCATCATAAAAGAAGTTAGGAATAGCTCCATGAATACCACCAAAAGCATATACATGAGGAACACCAGCAATATCAATATTTAACTTATTTTTATAATCTATAGGTTGTTTATAAAAATCTAATACATTTTGATTTTGAGGTTTTATTCCAAGACATTCTATATCAAAAGGTTCAAATTCATCATCAAATTTAGTTTTCTTACAACCAAATAATTTAGCACATAATTGAGCATTAGTCATACCTATACAATGTTTAGGTAAATCATATTGTAAGATTAAGTTTAGTTTAGTTATAATACCACCAATATTATTTAAGAAAGAAGTTATTAAAGCTTTGACATCAGCTTTACAATAATATATAGTTCTTTCTAATTCTTCTTTAGTTAATAATCTATCAGTATCAAATTCAACTTCTGTAGTAACGATTGGTAAATCTAAATAAGCTTCTTCTTCTTTTAAACTTATTCTTGCAGCATCTTGCATAATATCTATATATAAGAAATTATATTTTTTCCAATCTTTAATTTGCATTTTCCAACTTATATCTGATACAATTATTTTATCAGATATTTCTTTAGGATTTTTACCTTCAATAATTCCAACCATAATACCATTATCATATCTAGAACTATTCTTACCAATAAAAATACCATTATCTTTATTATTGATATAATAATCAATAAGCTGACTTCGATTATTTAATATTACTAAATCTTTAGTTTTAATTTCTTTATTATCATCTAACCAATATTCAGTTATACAAACTAACCAATCATATTTAAATACCTCAAAGTCGAAAAATATAGCTTTAGCACTTTTCATGATTAACCTTCTTTCATAAGTATATCAAATACTTCTTTTGTTATAACTTTAGTATAATCGTCTACTGATTTTAGATAATACTCATACTTATTTTTAGTTTCAATAAGATTTGATTTTAATAACAAATAGAATTTAGATTCTATGAAAGCTTTAACATTTTCATCTTCATTCTTTAATTTGATTAATGCTTTTTGTTTAGCAACTTCTAATTCATTAATTAAATCTAAATAAGAATATTGATTCAATGTAATACTATCCATAGAATCTAAAATCATATTATAAACCTCTATTTACTTTTACTTTGTTAAATGCTTCTTCATCATAAGTAACTTCAAAACATTTATCAATTAGTTGACTAGCAAAAGTAACAATTGAATCTACATCACTAAATGTTGTAGGAGTAATACCTGCAAATTCAGCCATTTTGTAAATTCTCTTAATAGAAGCTTCAGCAGTTTTAACTGTTAGATGGAAATTATTGTAAATATTTCTACCAGTATATTCTCCATCAATTACTTCCATAACCATACCAACATAGTCATTACCAGATTGAGAAGTTTTCTTTTCAACATTAGCAACCTTTACTCTGTAATCTCCAGCAGGAAGAGGTTGAAATTCAGCTTCTTCAAAATCATTTTTTTCAATTAATCCTTGAGTTAGTTCTAAAAAGTCAAACATATTATTTTACCTCCATTTCTTTTTGAGCTTTTCTCATTTCATATTCTTCAATAAAGTTTTCTTTTTGAAGTTTTAATGATATTAATGATGATACACGATTTAATAACTTATCAAAGTTTTCATCAGTTACATCCATTTCTTTTAATGCTTTAATAGCATCATCTAATTTGATGTCATAAATTGCATCAGTTTCTTTTAATTTTTCAATTATATTTTCCATATTATTTCTCCTTCTTTTTTATAGTCATTGAGACCGAACTATTAACTTCAGTTTCTTTTAAATATTTTTCATATAGACCATCTTCTTTTAATTTATCATTGTCTACACTTTTTCTAGTATAACCTTTTTTATAAGATAACATCATATCTCCTAAGTCTATACTATTTACTGGAATATCTCCAGCTTCAACCATTTCTTTAAACTTATCTTTAATTTCACTTTCAAAAGACTCAACTTGTTCTTTATAATAAATGAACTTTTTAATAATCTCTTTTCTAGCTTCAGTTAAACCAAGTTCTTCATAAGGAATTAAACTATTATTCATAATCTTTAATCACCTCTAATATTTCTTTTTTGATTGATTTTTGTATTTCTGCATCTTTATAATTATTTCTATATTTAGACATTTTTGTAATATAAGTATTTCCTAACTTTTTACAATTTAATACTAAATCAGCTTTACCTTCAAGTAAGATGTAGAAATCTTCTTTTAACATACTAATTGTTACCATTTTATCATCTATAACTTTATCAACAGTATGAGTAATAACTACTACATAATATTTATTAGTTAAAGTTTTTAAAGCAGTAATAACATTTTGCATGTTAACTTTTCTTTCTGTATAACCAGTAGCATAACCAGGAACTTTACTTAGATTATCAACTTTATACTTTTCTAAAACATAACCTTCACAAATATCAAATATATCTTCAATTAAATCAATTACTATAGTTTGATATGATGTTTCTGTTTCATTAAGTTCTTTTAATACTCCAAATAATAATTCCATTTTTTCTTTGTAAGTTTTATATTTCTTATCATTTAAATAAATACTAGGAGTTGTTACTTTACTACAGTTACCATCAGTATTTATTAAGATAGGATTAGGAAACTTACAAGCATTAAATGTTTTACCACTCATTGCTGGACCACCAATAACAAACATTTTTGGAGTCAAGTCAATTTGAGTAGGTTCATTTTTTGGTAATAGACTCATATTTATTCCTCCTCTCTCTATTTACCAGAACTTCCGAGACCGTTTGTTCCACGAAGCTTTAGTGATTCAACTATATCAAAGTTTATTATAGGTATAATAACTAATTGAGCAAGTCTTTCTCCAACTTCAAATTCTAGAGTTTCATTAGAGTTATTACTTACCATCATGTGTATTTCACCAGTATAACTAGCATCAATAGGAGCATTACCAATAGTAATATTCTTTTTTGATATTGAGCTTCTAGTTATCATCTGAGCCATAACACCAGTAGGAAGTTTTAATCCAAAACCAACACCAACTGTTTCAGTAGAATTGGGAGCTATAGTAATTTTTTCTTTTAGTCTTACGTCAATTCCAGCATCATTGTCATACTCAGATTTTTTAATTAACTCATCTAAAGGTAAATCACTATATTTAATAACTTCGATCTTCATATTGACCTCCTTTCAAAATAATATAGAATGTCGGATTAACTAACTTACAGAACCTAAGAGACGTAGCCGACGAAGATTTAATTTATTTAATTTATAATATTATTATATATCTATGTATTTAAATTGTAAACACTTATTTAAAATCTTTTAATAATTCTTGTAAACATTTTATAATACTTTTAATTTTTCTACTAACTTGACCTTGACTAAGATTATATCTTTTAGCCAATTCTTTTTGTTTAACATTATTAAAGTAATAATCAAAGAACAAATCTTTATAATCTTTTTCACAAGTATTGATATAATCATTTATTATTCTAAATATTTCTTGTCTATCTAGTTTTTCATCTATATCAATATTTCTTTCATCAGGTATAAAATCAAAAATATCAGATGCTTTACCAGTTTCATCACTTACAATATTATTAACATAATCTATTTTAAGATTTTTATCTCTGAAAGAGTATTTATATTCATGATATAAAGCAATATAAACATAAGTTGATAGAGCAAAACCTTTAGAAGGATCGAAGTTCTTTATAGCTCTAAACATAGCCATTCTAAGATTTTGCATCATATCTTCATCATTTAATAGTCTATAATTTGTAGCAAATTTATAAACTAGATTTTGATTTCTTAAGTATACTTCTTCTAAATCATCATGCATAATTTTTCTCCATCAATTTATCAGTAAATGATTGACCTTTTTTCAAAACCTCCAATACTTTTTTGTCTATATCATTTATGAAATAATAATATTTTTCTACTTCATAATTATCTAATCTATTTATTCTTCCTTTACTTTGTTTAAATATTCTTTTACTATAAGGAAGACTAAATGCTATATAAACAGTACAATCTCTAAAACCATTTATACCTTCAGAACCAACTCCATAACTTATCATATTTATTTTACCAGGAGTTGTAGTTTTAAAATCATCTTTAGTAGTAAATAAACTATATTCAAATTGCATAGCTTTTAAATACTTTTCAATGACTTCTCTTTCATTTATATAATTATAATATATAATAATATTAGCATCTTTATTTTCATCTAAGATTTCTTTTAATTTATCTAATTTAATAGTATCTAATAATTGGAACTTATAAGTATCTTCATCATCTTCTAATAACATAAAACTAGCCATCATTCTTTTCATATAAGAGTTTTTAGCAGGTGAGTCAATAATATAATCTTTATATACTTTACTTTTAAGTATTGATTTATATTTTTGAGTTAGTTCAGGACTTATAGGAATATTTACTTCATATTCTTCTACTTTAGCTTTTCTAACTTTATTATATACTATACTTATATCATCTTTCATGTCCATAAGTTCATATTCATTGACATAACCTATAACTTCATATACATAAGGATTCCAATAACTTTGTCTTTGTATGAAATATCTAGCAGCGAAAGCAGTATAACTCATAAATGCTTTACCATATATAATTCTAAAATATACATAGAAGTCTTGCCATTCATAATTTTCAGGAGTTGCTGTTAATAAATACTTTAATCTAATAGTATCTATTTTCAATAATATTTTCTTAGTTGATTTATTTTTTCTATTACTAATATGATGAGCTTCATCTATAATAGCAACATCATATTGAGTTTTTAATATTTCATCTAAGTATTTAGCCATACAAACTTTGTTATAACTATATATATCATAATTTGTAACTCCAAGTTCTTTACAAGTAGCTTTCCATTCTTCTACCATATTAGCTGGAGATAAAATCAATAATTTACCTTTACCATATTTTTTATAAGCAAACATAGAGCAATAAGTTTTACCACTACTAACACTCATAAGCAATAGTTTAGATTTATTTAATTTGTTGACAATATCTTTTTGATAATCATATAAATCTTCATATTGCAACTAAATCACCTCACAATCTATTTAAAACTATCCATAAATGTTTCTACCATTGAATTTTGAGTAAACATCATAGCTTTATAATCATCTATATATTTTTTCATCAAATGACTATTAGCTATATAATTATATAACTTAGAATATTCTTCAGTTATGTTATCAATTTGTTCTGCTAATTTTTTCATATCTTCAAATTTGATAACATGGAATTTTAATCTTTTTTCTAATTCCTCATCAGTTAATTCTTCAATAGTTATATTTCTAATCTTTTTACCTTTTTTATCTAAAACATCTTTACTTAATGTAGTTAATAAACAACTATCTAAATTATTTCTTAACATATAATAAGTAATTTGTTTCATATATTTTTCTATATTTTCTTTACCAGAATAAGTTTTACATTCCCATAAAGGTTCTTCAGCATTTTTATCATAACCATCAACATTTGTTCTAGATTGTTTAGCTTCATTTATTGATACTGCTGGTCTATAATTTCTACCAAACTTTCTATTGACATAATCTCTAATTATTTCTTCAGCTTGATGACCAAACGTAGCCCAATCAGGTTGAACTCCATGAGAAGTATCGATATAACATAATTTTTCAAATATATTTTGTATTATATCTCCTTTATAGAAGTCTTCAAATATTTTATTTAATTCAGAACCACCTATATAGAAGTTTCTTTTAGATGTGACAGATTCATTTTGTTCTTCAGGAGAATCAGTATAAATCCATTTAACCATAGTTGACACTTCCTTTCTATATAACTTTTCTATCTTTATAAGTTGCTATAAAATCTGCAACATGTAACCAAATTGTATTATCATCTTTGTTATAAACATTAGATGCATTGAATAAGTCTGATTTATCATAACCATTCATGTGAGTAACTATACTTTGAATTTCTAAATCATTTAAAGTTAAACCATGTTGTAATAATAATATTACTGATTTATGACCATGACCAATAGGATTACTATCATCAAATTTCCAATAATCAACTTGAGTCCAGTTTTGACCTATTTTAACATTTTTCTTTTCTTTAGTATAACAATTAGCTTTACAAATATCATGCAATAAGCTCATTATTATGATTGAGTTAATATTTATATTAAAGTTAAAAGTTTTATGTAAAGTTTCAAAAGTATCATATACTTTAAGACTATGTTCACAAAGACCACCTGTATAATTTTCATGATATTGAGTAGAAGCAGGAGCTTCAAAGAAGTCTGTACTTTCTAAATAAGCAATAATCTTATCCACTCCACTTCGATTAGTTGTTTGTAATAAAGTTATAAATCTTTCTTTATTTAAATCAGTATCAGTCATTATCTTACATTCTCTACTTCAATATCTACTTCTTCATTATAGACATTGTCTTTAACTGCATCATATATATCATCCATTAAACAATTATCATCATAAATTGCATCTTCTAAACTATCATGATGAACTGTTTGTCTTAAAGGAACATATACTTCAGTCCATGTACTAACTTCACATTTTGCTTCAACTTCAACTCTTAACTCATAATCTTCTAGATAATCAACTAATTCATCTACTGTATGTTTTTCTAAATCATCATAAATATCTTCAACATCATTAGTAGTATATTCAAATATATTATTATACATAGTTTGATGTTCATCATCTAAACCATAATATAAATTAGTCATAATTTGTTCTTTACTTAATTTATTTATAAATACTATATATTTAAATTCTGAAACAATTTTTGCTCTAGATTCAAATTCATCTATATCACAATCTACAACTTTAATTCCAGGATTTTCAAAACCTTCAGGAATATCATATATTTCATATAATTTAATTCTATCAGCAAATTCATCATAATCATTAGTTTTTGATTCAATTATTTCTAATTTACCTTTATATTTTGCTTTTAATGTTTCTACAGCTTTTTCGAAATATTCATAATCTTTCCATGTGTTACCAGCATCAGTAAGTTCTTTACTAATAGCATCATTATCATAAATCATTTCATTTCTTATACGATTATATAACATTTCTAATTTTTTATCATTGATTGGATTTATTAAGTATACCACGTAATTAACTGGATTTTGATTATATAAATCTATCAATTCTTGAACATTTCTTCCATATTTAATAGCGTAAGCTATATTTGAAACTATACCTCTAATTTGTATATTTTTATTTACTCCATTTGCTTTTTTCCATAGAGTTGATTTACCGACACAATCTGTGCCATCAATTGTTACTACATATTTTTCATTTTCCATAAATTACAACCTCCTTAATTTTTATATTTAATTTACTTCGAAAAATATTTCTAATTCTTTTTCAGATATTGTAGTTATTACTTTATCTTCATCAATAACATTGTAATAATATACTTTTTCAGTTTCATCCCATGCTTTTTCTAAAGTATATTCTTTATCTTTTTCAATGTTGACTGATTCAGTTTTAGTATTAACATAACCAAAACATTGAGCACTTAATTTACACTTAAGTTTCATATTTAACACCTCCTTATTTTTATTTATCTATATATATTATAATATAATAAATATAATTTGTAAACAGTGTTATTTATTTTTTCTCCATTAATTTTTTCTTAAGTTCTTTAACTTTTGCTCTCAACTGTTTATTTTCTTCTTCATAATGAGATAACTTTTCAGTTTCTTTAAATATTCTTTCAAATATCTTATTATATAAATCATCTTTGATTTCTTCTTGAAGTGCTTCATATTCTACAACTAAAGTATTATATTTAGTAAGTAAAGCTAAATAATCAGGTTTTTTACCAAATATATGATACTTTTTAAACTTTTTCATAAAATCTCCTATCTTAAATTCATTAATCTTGCTGGAATTACAGCATCTGAATTACATTCATCACAACATCTTGCATTTTCTTCTTTTACTACAGGATACGGATTATTTCCATAACCTTGACAGAAAGAACCACAAATACAACATGTAAAATGAGGAATTTCATCAAATATATTTTCTTTAGCCCATTCAAATACTTCTTCCATATTTAAGTAATCTTGAGGGTCACCATCATTTTGTACTTTTTCTGGATGAGCTTCTTGATATTGGTCAATTATTTGATAAATATTATCATCAAACCATTTTTCTGCATAACCATTATTTGACATTAGTTCCACACCTCCTTTGCTTCTTCTTCAGTTATAATATAACAATAATCTATAATCCAAGGTTGTTTATCATCTTTCATATACCAATCTAGACGAACACCTCGATCTTTTTTATCTAAACAAGAACCAAATAGAGAACAACCTAGAGCATAAGGTTTGAACCATTTATTATCTCTACATATTAGATAACTTCTTTCTTCTAAGCTGTAGTTATTGCTAAAACTTTCAGACTTAAATACTACTACAGCATATTCCCAATCTTCACGATTTTCTAAATCACTTAATTTTAATTTTTCCATTATTTACCTTCTTTCATTGATTTGATTGTTCTTAATATTTCATCAGCATCTTCGATTAATTGATGTATTTTAGCATTAACTTCACAAATATCTGTTAGTTGATTTAACTCATCAATTAAATAATACCAATCACTAAAATCATTTAATTCATTTATAACATTTTCTTTTTTAAATTCATAAACATCGTTAGCATCTTGAATAGCTTTAATTAAATGATTGATAGCAATTTCTAAATTATCACTTCTCAATATCTATCACCTCGTTTCTATAAATATTATAATATACAATTTTATAATTTGTAAACACTAAATATATTTATTGTCGATATAATCAGATAACCACATTGTACCAAAAGTATCTCTCCAAGCAATTCTATATGCAGCAAGTTTACCAATATTTAATTTATCTAATGGAGTTAATAAGCAAGTAAGACCATTATTATCAAATACATACATTTCTTTCATTTTATAGTTTTTATCAGTAATACCATTTTCAATTAGCATTTTAGTAATACCATCATACCAATCTTCTATAGGACCACCACAACCTTGCCATACAAGATATTCAGTTTGTTTTGCTAATTTTAAAACTCTTTGTTTTGATATATGTTCTATTTTCATTATTCCACCTCCTTAAATTCATTTATTAACATTATACAAGCTTCTATATAAATATAATCTTCTGACCAAAATTCATCAGTTTCAGCTATATAACTTTTCATTTCATCTAATGTCATACGTTCAACTTCTTCTTTTTTAGGATTTGAAGCATAACATCTCCATAATAATTCTTTACGTTCTTTATAAGATTTACCTCTCATTACTATTAATGGAAATTGTTCCACAGTAGCAAATATTTCTTCTAACATAATAACCTCCTTATCTTGATTTAGGTTTGCTTAACTCTTGTTGTAAGTTCTTATAAAATAACCATTTCTTATATGCTTCTTCATGAGCTAATCTTAATTCTATAGATTTTTGATAAGATATACCTTCAGCAAATGCTAATTTTTGAAGCATTATAGATATTTCCATAAGTTTTTTAATATAATCTCTCATTTCTCGACTGTTCATAGTTTACCTCCTTGTCGAATAAACCAAAACCCCGTACTTATCGATAATGTTAACAATTTCATGATCGGTAGATTTAATTATTAGATTACCAACCAAAGTTTCATTATGTTCTTCAGATATGCCTGAAATATATTGATGTTGTTTTAACTTACCTTCTTCATCACAAATAATTTGAGTCATTTTACCATTTATTCTTCTACCAATAATTTCTATACTATCTGTTTTAATTATATCATAAAATGTTTCCAAAGTATCATCAATTTGTGTTTTTGTGTAAACCATTGTTTTGGCATCGATGATATAACAATCAATTTTTTTCATTATTTCTCATCTCCACATATTATTAAGAAGTTTAGAGCATTAATTACTCCATTATAATCATTAAACTCGAATGTTTTATTAAATGCTATCAATTTATAATGATTAGTTACTCTATTATCAAATGTAATATCTAAATCAAATTCTCTTTGAATATAATTTAACAAATCTTTAATAACATTAATTTTTTCATAAACTTGTTTTTCTTTTAAAATCAACTTCATATTAACCAATCCTTACTAAACCACCAAATGATGGACGAACTGCAATAGTACCAAATTCAGAACACCAATCATCAGTTACATTTTTAACATAAGCAAATACATAACCATCTTGTATATTTTCTTTTTCTTCTTGCCATTCATCTGTATCAGGTGACACATATAATATAGAATAACATTCACCAAATTCAAAGTTATTATGAATCATGTGATATACGTAACAACCAGGATGTTCTTTTTCAAAATCATCTACAATTTTTTGTTCTTCATCACGAAGTTCATATAATGCTCCGTAACCTTCAGATTCCCATACTTTATGATGTTTAAATAGAGCATCAATACAAGGTTTATCTAATTTAAGCATTTTCATTCTTGTTAATATTTCATTTTCTTGTTCATTAGTCATCATTTTCACCTTCTTTTAATTTATCTTCATAATATTTCATAGTCATTTCAAATATTGATTTACCATAATTTAATTTTTCAAGAGCATAACCAGGATGAATATATTTATCACGATTATATACATAAAGTACAGTATTTATTGATTTAATAGCATCAACTAAGTCATGTAAGAAGTAAATATCTCTATCAGCTTCGTTATTATTATGATATTCGTCATAAATATCTGAATAGTCAGACATAATTTCATCGAAAGAATGTTGAAGACTATCTAAAGTTAATTTTTTACAATAATCATTATCATTCATCTTTTAAAACCTCCTTAATTTCATCTTCAGCTATAAAATAACCTAAATTATTAACATGTCCGTAATATATTTTCATATTTTCATCTACAGTAAATATATCGTCACGTCTTACTATAAAGTTATGAACTGCTATAGTATAATCATTACAATTCATATCTAGAATATAATTCATAGTACCTTCTTTTTCGATACGCATTATTTGACCACCAATATTTTGATGTTCGATGCTATCAATAAGAGTTACTAAATAAGGTTTCTCTAAATCTCGCATTTTAACATCTCCTTATCATATTCAATCTCTATAGCCATATCTTTATTGCATTTTAATTTATATTTAATTTCAGTATAATATTTATTATTAAAGTCTTTAAGAGCTTTATTGATTTCTTTATAATTATCTAGATTAACTTGATTATTACAAAGATATTTAATCACATCAGTTTTTAGTTGTTTTTCAAATTGTTTCTTTTCTTTTTTATTCATTTAATTTTCCTCATTTCTAGAATATTTTTTAAAATATGAAGTGCAAACTATTTTACCATCTTTGAGAGATTCAGTTTTATGAACATTAGTACCAGGAATTATATATTCTCTTAAAGTACTTGTATTATAGATAAGCACAAATCTATTTTCGCGTTCGTATCTCTCGTACTCTTCGGTGACATATTGCTCATACATTTCATCTGCATGATTATCAAAATAATCTTCTTGTCTTACGAGTTCATCATTAAGCCATTCGTCATATTCTTCATCAAATATGTCATCATATTCTTCCATATTTTCACCTCCAATCAATAACTTTAGTGATAAAACTTAAGCATATCTTTAACTTTTATCTATATATATTATATTATACAACTTATAAATTGTAAACACTAAAAAACTTCGCGATTTCGCTTAAAGAGTTATAGGGTAACGGTTTGGTACGCATTCATTGGTAATTTTGATTTCTATGTCCATATATATATTATATATATATTCGGTCGCTCTGTTCCCTAATAATAATATACATATATTATATATATATTATATATATACTAAAGTTTAGGGAAAAAGGACAGTTATATATATATAATATACATATGAATACGGGATGGGTTTTTCTGGCTTCTATGTCCTAGATACGGGCTTAGGAACTCATTTCCGAAAATCCTGGGCATAGGAAAATGATGAAGTGCTTGCTGTGTCCTTTGTATACAGTTTACAGAATGCATCCATACTTATATATTTAATAAGAATGCATCCATAGGGCATAGGAGCATAAAAAAAGAAGCAATTAAGCTTCTTTCTTTTTAGTATTCCATGCTTTAGCTAAATCGAAATCAATTTTACTTACATCAATATCAGATAATTCTTTAACCATTTCATATTGAGCAACATTACTATTAGTATATGGATTTTCTTCTTTACATACTAATTGATGTACACCATCTTCAGCAACTAAGAAGATATTCATTTTTCCATATTTTGGTAATAATAATTCATTTAATGATTTTGGTCCTCTTTCAAGAACTTCTGTTGAACATCTAAATACTGAATTACCTTTAATGATAATAGTATTTTTACCATAATTCTCCTTTATAGTTTTGATTTCGTTTGCCATAGCTAATGGACTTACATTCTTTGTTTTTTCCATAAATTATACCTCCATTTCCAAAGAACATATTTGATAAAAGCTTCTCTTTTCTTTTATCTATATATATTATATATCAAAATCGTTAAATTGTAAACAGCTAAATTATACATATATATCGATATAAAGCATCTTTCTTTTGCTTTTATCTGATTATATTATATAATAAAATTATAATTTTGTAAACAGCAAAATAACTTAATGAATCCATATAATTTTATAAGGGCATAGCTATTATAATTAGATTGCATCCAGGCCATCGACTGCTCGCTGCGTGGAATGTATACATAATTTATATAAAGTGCTTGTGGTGGTGAATGCATCCAGGCCCTATATTATATAATGAGTGCATCCATGCTATATTATTTAAAATAAAAAGAGATATTATTTTATCTCTAATAAATTAAATATGAATGTATTTACTGCAATTATACCAGCTAAATATGTAAAATCAAATATCAATAACAATGCACATAACATAAATATATAGATATTAAACTCTCTTTTACTCATATTGACACCTCCTATTTTAATTATTTATTTGTCTGACGATATATAATATTAGTATATATAAAACTAATATCAGGATAGCTCCTAGAGCGTTCAGGATAGATTTTTTATTTATATTCTTTTTATTAAACTTACTCCATATTCTTAGTGGTAATAGCCATATCATATTTTGTATCTCCTTTATATTTATCTATATCTATTATAATATATTTTTATTATTTTGTAAACAGCAATAAAAAAGTCACTTATTCAGTGACTTTCTTATTATTCCAAGCTTCTTTTAAGTCGAAACTTATTTTTGATGGATCGATGTTAACTTTTTTAGTAATTTCGTACTTAGCTAAGTTACTCATTTCAAATGGATGTTCTTCAGTACATTTTATTTCATATACTCCATCTTCTTTAACTACGAATTTTCTCATTTTACCGTAGTTAGGTAAATATAAATCATATAATGCTTTAGGTCCACGTTCTAGTGTATCAGTACTACAACGATATACTGCATTACCATTAATGATAATTGCATATTTACCAAATTCCTCCTTAATAGCTTTAATTTCGGATACCATAACTAATGGCTTTACTCCTTTGTTTGCACTTTTCTTTGTGTTACTCATATTGCAACACTCCTTTCTTAATATATATTCTAGATAAACTGATGTGCTTTATTCAATTTATCTAATACCATTATACCAAATTATTATAGATTTGTAAACAGCCAAAACGCATAAATCAACGATTTTTTTTCAGTTTTTTCACCCCACCCGCACCCACCGGCCAGGGGTCCTGTGTTCTGGATTTCGCAGACCTGTCGATTTTTCGATTTCGTCGTTTCTGGATTTTGAAAAAAATTTCAATAGGTCCTTTAATCTAATAATATATAATATATGGAAGTCTCCTTACTAGGGGATTTAGGGAGTGCGTGTTTACTAATCGCCAGCATATAATTAACTGAGGACTGATTCATCAACCTTCTTATCAGTTCTCTTTTATTTGCATATAATACTACTAGAAAGAAGGTTGTAGAGCTAATGAAAGATATATGTGTAATAATACCGGTCTATAAAGCTAATTATAGTAAACTAAGAGACTTATTAAGAAGTTTATCAATACAAACTAAACGTGATTTTGATACATTCTTAGCAATAGATGGAGAAGATAAATCAATCTATGAAGGATTAAAAGACTATTTCAATATACATATATTAAGTTTTAAAGAAAATCAAGGAGCTGGAAATACTAGACAAAGAGCATTAGATAAAATAAAATCTAAATACAAATATGATTATGTAACATTTATTGATGCTGATGATTTAGTATCTCCGATATTTATAGAAAGTTTATATAAAGCAATAACTAAAGAAAATTCAGATATAGCATACTCAAATATATTAAGACAATTTGAAGATAGAAGTATGGCTATTATAGATGTAAATTCACCTGAGACCAAACCTATAACATGGATGCATGGCAAGATGTATAAAATAGACTATTTGACATCTAAAAGAATAAGATTTAAAAAAGATTTAAGACTAAATGAAGATATATACTTTAATTATATAGCATTTAATTTGACTAGAAATATAGTAAAAGTACAAGAGACTACATATTATTGGTTATATGATTCTAACTCTACTACAGCTAAAGATAAATTAGATTTAGATTACATTAAATATAATATAAGACAATCTATATTATGTTCGAATTATTGTATATTAGATTTAGCTAAGAAAAATAAAAATAGATTAGATGAGAAAGTACTAGCAGCAAGACTAATAAGTATATATTCTATATCTCAAGAAGCATTACATTATAATATTGACTTAAATGAGTTTAAAGATTTATATTTACAATTGACTAAAGAAATTGATATAATTAACTTTGTTAAGAATAATCAATATTATTTTGATAATTTAACTCAAATAGCTTATGATAGTAGTTCTAAAAAATATCTATATGAGCAATCATTTATACAATTTATAGAAAAAGCATATAATATATAAAGGAGGTAAATAGTATGGATTTTATAACATCAGATATGTTTTTATCATTTTTAGGATGTTTGACAATTGTTGCTATTATTACTCAAGCTGTTAAAAATATACCAGGAGCTGAAAAAATAAATCCATTATGGATTACTTTAGTAGCTTCTATATTAGTTAGTTTTTTAAGAGTAGTATTTATAGGTTCATACACAATACAAGATATATTACTTGGTATTTTAAATACATTTGCAATTTATCTTGGTGCTATTGGTGGTTATGAGACTGTTAAGCAATTTGTACAAGCTGCGAAAGGAGAGAAATAATGACTGCTGAACAATTATTTACTTTATTTTTAATATTTGTAGCTATCGCTGCAGTATTAGTAGCTGTTATATTTGCAATTATTGTTGTCGATGCGATAGTTGCTTATAGAAATGCTAAGAAAATAACTAAAAAGAAAGAAGGTAAAACTAATGGAAAACGAACAAATCATAGAAGTTGAATATAATAAAGAATTAGTTGAAGATTATAAAAAGAACTATATTATGGAAGAAGATGGAATTGGAGCTTTCGATGATGTAGAACCTTATGATATTCAAACTAATGTTAATGCTCCTCTTAAATTTGAAGATATAAATGAAGAAGGAGAAGTAACAGTTGATACTGTAGAGGAGGTCGTTGAAGATGATACGAACAACTAGACCTACTGCAGGTAATAAGTATTTTATAACTAAAGGTAATGGTGGTTATTCTACTTGTATTAAAGGAAAACCTACAGATTCACAATGTGATGTATTAGCAAACTGTGTTGGTTATGCTAATGGAGCATTTAATGAAGAATTAGCTTTAGGTTATGAGAAATATCATTTAAATTGTAATGCTGAGAATTTTATAGAAAGAGCGATTGCATCAGGATTAAGTGTAATTAAAACTCCTTGTGTTGGTGCAATTATCTGTTGGGAAGGTAAAGGAAGTTTAGCAGGACATGTTGCAATAGTAATTGAAGTAATTGATTCTAATACCATTCGTACTGCTGAATCTGGTTATGGAAGTTCTAAGATATTCTGGACAATGACAAGAAAAAATAATAATGGTCGTTGGGGAACTAATGAAAACTATCCATTAAGAGGATTCATTGTAAATCCAAATTATCCTTACAATCCATCACCTACTCCTCCAACTCCACCTACACCTGGTTTAAAATATAAAGTTGGAGATAAAGTAATTATTGATGGTCAATTATATGGAAATGCTGATGGAGGAAATCCTGGTCAAATAGTACATAGTAAAGTAACTAATATTACTCGTGTAGCTGCAGGTCATTTGTATCCGTATAATACTACTGGTGATTTAGGATGGATGGCTGAAGCTTGCATAACTCCTTATGTAGAACCTACACCAACTCCTACTCCTGAACCTCCAAAACCTGAAACTTATAATGTTGGAGATGAAGTAATAGTAAATGGAGTATTAACTGCTGATTCTTATGGTGGTGGAGCTCATACTAAAAACTATAATAATCAACATGCTAAAATAATTATTATAAAGAATGATGGTAGACCTAGACCTTATGCACTAAACATGAATAATAATATGAATGGTGTAACTGGTTGGGGAAGTAAAGACCAAATTCATAAATAAAATCTTGGCTAAGCGCTAAACACCAGCAAATCTCAATTGCAAAGCAGCAATCAAACGATAGTCTGTAGTGTGAGAAACTATAGAAGAATTGAGAATGATAATCGTAAAGTGTTATATATCTAGTTAATCGAAAGATTGATTGATCGTTAATAGTTTAAGTACGTTATTCAAAATGAAACTATCTAGTAGATGATAATAAAAATACAGAAAGTGTTAGTTGAAATATACTGATAACTACTGTATTTTTATTTTGCATATAATGTATAGAGGAGGTAATTTAACATGACTAAAAAGAAAGACTCAACATTTGAAGTTGGTGAAATAATAGTTGATAATGTAGGAGCTGTAGATAGTTTTTCTGACTCTCTTAAGAAAATAGTTAATGCTAAAGCTACACCAGAAATGGTTGAAAGAATGCAAGGTATTGACTTATTATTTGGTGTTAAATTAGATAATATAAAAGATTGTATGAATGCAATGATGGTAGTTAATGCTTTAAAAGGTTCTGAAAAAGCTTATGAGCTAGTTGCTAAAATGATACATGAGAGTCCTGAAGAAACTGCTCCTAAACAAGTTCAAAATAATTTATTTGTTCTACCTGATGCTGTAGAAATGAGTAGTATAGCTAATATATTATCAGATGATAAACATAAAGTAAGTTATGAATCTATAGCTGGAATGAAGGATGATGAATAATGCGCTTTAGATTATTAGCTAGAAATAAAATAACTAAAAAAGATGATACTTTAAGCTATTTTGATGATGAAAAACAATTTGATTTTATGTTAGATAGTGTAGATAAAGATAAATATTTAGATGCTATGATATTAGAAAGACAAATTTGTAGAAAATATATAGAGTTTAAAGACTATACTCCATATTTTGAGAAAGTTAAAACTCTAGGAAGAAGGTTGAAATAATGGCTAGACTAATTCCTGAAAATCCAATAGAATTTCCCGATTTGTATCCGAAGCAAAAACAATTTGTAAGAAGTAATAAAACATTTGTATGTTATGGTGGTGCAAGAGGTGGAGGTAAATCTTTCGCTGTTGATGCATTATGTATGATTTATTGTAAGCTGTTTCCTGGAATACAGATATTATTAGTTCGTCGTACTTATAAAGACGTATTTAAAAACCACGTTATTTCTTTACAATTAAAATTACATTGTACTATTGACAACGATCCTAGAAGAGCTGCTAAATGGAGTAAAGATGAAGGTGCATTTATTTTTGCTAATGGTAGTCGTATAACTATAGGTTATTGTGATAATGAAAATGATGCTCTTCATTATCAAGGTCTTGCTTATGATGTAGTAATATTAGAAGAAGCAACTCAATTTACTGAATTCCAATATGAAATATTTACAGAAATTGTTCGTCCTAGTGGATTCTGTCAAGTTCCATTTAAACCTAGAATGAGATTAACATGTAATCCTGGTGGTGTAGGACATGAATGGGTTAAGAGATTATTTATTGATTGTAACTATAGAGATACTGAAAATCCTGAAGATTATGAAATGATACATGCTAAAGTTTATGATAATGAATTCATTATGCAAAACGACCAAAATTATGTTAAACGTCTTGAAAACTTACCACCGGAACGTAGAGCACAAATGCTTGATGGAGATTGGAATGTATTTAGTGGTTTATTCTTTATTGAATTTGAAGAAAGATACCATGTAATTCCTGATGGTAGATTACCAAGAGATAAAAATTATAATTTATATGTTACTCTAGACTATGGACTTGATATGTTAGCAGCATATTTTATAGCTGTAACTCCTTATAATGTATTAGTATTTGATGAGATATATGAACCTGGATTGATTATTTCACAAGCTGCTAAAAAGATAAGACAAAAAATTGAAGATTTAGGTTTTGAGTATGAAGATTTTACAGCTATTCTAGCTCCTGATGATTTGTGGAATACTTCGCAAGAAAATGGTAGATGTAAAGCTGATATTTGGTCTGATTATGGAATAAACTTAACAAAATCTAAAAGAGATAGAAGTGCTGGATGGTTAGCTATTAAAGAAGATTTAGCTGTAGATTATGCTTTGCCTCCAGAAGAGAGAAAAGATAGTTGTAGATTAAAGATATTTAGTAAATGTGCTAATTTGATTAGATGTCTTCCTAAATTACAAACTGACCCTAAAAATAGTGATGATTGTATGAAAGAACCTCATGAATTAACACATGCTCCAGATTCTTTACGTACATTTTATACTTATTGGTTAGCTGTTCCTGATGAAATAAAAAATCAAAAATCAATTAGAGTTACTCAAGAATTATATGATGATTATATTAATGCTTCTGATGAAGTACGAGAATATCTTGAAAACAAATATGGAAAAATATTTTGCATATAATATTTATAAAGGAGGATGTATATGGCAAAAAAGAAAGTCATAAATCAATTATATAATGGTATATTTGATGGTATGGATGTAAATCAAGCTGAAGAATTTTATAATAAAGCTAGAGGTAAATATCAAGACCAACTTGAAAAGTTTGAAAAGCTATATAGTTTATATAAGAAACCTGATTCTAATGGTGAATATGATAAAAATATAGTATTTGAACTTATTGAATCTGAAGTTGATAATAATATCTATTTTCCTAAAGTTAAAAGTTCTAATGGTCGTGTAGAACCTGCTAGAGAGCTTGAATCAATCTTAAAAAATGAACTTTATGATTATAGTTATAGAGAATATAATGATTTACAAGAACGTAATACATATATATTTGGTGGAGCTGTAACTCATGTTTATTGGGATAGATTAAGTAGAAATTCTGCTCAAGGTGGTAAATTAGCATTTAAAGCTATCGATCCTAGAAACTTCATTCCACAACCTGGAATTAAGAAAATAGAAGATATGGATTACATGTTTATAGTTGAATCTTGTACTAAAATGTCATTAGCTAATATGTATAATTTAACTAAAGATGATTTGGAATTCTGTAAATCAGATACTGAATGGAATATCGATCCAGACTTATTGACTGTTAAGACTATGTATTATAAAGATATATATAATCATATTTGTAGATTTACATGGTCAGGAAGTTTTGTATTAGAAAATGATGATAATATTTATAGTGATAAATTATTTTACTGTGCTAAGTGTGGAGCTGTAAAAGAAGCTGATGAAGATACTTGTATTAAATGCGGTAATAATGAATTTAAACTTAAAACTGTTGATAGAAAAAATATAGTTGTAAGATTAATGTCTACTATTACTAATGAAAATACTGGTGAATCTATTGAAATGCCTCAAGAAACTGATATTAAAGTTACACCTTATGTACCTAATAGATTTCCAATTGTTATTAGAAAAAATATAAGTACTAATGAATTATTTGGTTTATCTGATGCTGAAATGATTGCTACTAGTCAAAAATTAAATAATAGTATTTTAAATAAAATTGCTGAAAGAATTTTAAAAGCTGGTTCAATCATTGCTTTACCTAAAACATTAAGAAATAAATTGAAAGTTGATAATAGCGAATTGAAACTATTATATTATGATACTCCAGCTGAAGCTAATGGTATTATAGTTAAAACATTACAACCTCAACTTGGTAATGAAACTTATTTAATGGATAGTGCTTACGCTACAGCTCGTCAAACTTTAGGTATTACTAATACATTCCAAGGACGTGAAGATAATACGGCTATAAGTTCTAAAGCTAAACAATTACAAGTTCAACAAACGGCTGGTCGTTTAGAGTCTAAGAGAGAAATGAAAAAAGCTTCATTAGTATCATTATTTGAATTAATGTTCCAATTTATATTAGCATATAGTTATGAATATCGTGGTTATTATATTACTGTTGAAGGTGAAGAAGAATTCAAATTATATGATAATAGATTATTCTTAGTTGATGATGGTGAAGGTAATTATTTCTACGATGATGAATATACATTTGATATTGATATGAGTGCTACATTAGAAAATGATAGACAAACAATGTGGGAAGAAACAAGATTAAACTTCAGTTCTGGAGCTTATGGAGACCCTCAAAGTTTAGAAACATTAAAAATGTTCTGGCAAACTATGTTGAGATTGAGCTATCCTGGAGCTAAAGAAGCTTTAGAATATATTGAAACAAGAATTGATATTCAATCTGACCAAGCTGAAATTGAAAATATGTATAGACAACGTGAATTACAAATGAAACAATCAGAAATTACATCTAATGATATGGCTAAAGATAGAGAAGCTCAAGCAGCGGCGAATCAAGCAAATGCTAAGATGTTAGCAGCATTAAAATCTAATGAATAGTTTTGAAACTATTTACATATAATATTATTAAGAAGGAGATAAAGTTCATGGAAAATGAAATTACGCTTGAAGCATTAGAAGCTATCACTAATGCAGATGACACGGCTGATAATAGTGTGAAAAAAATTAAGGATGGAGTAAAGCGCTACTCTGAAAGACTTAATAAAGATAGAGAAAAGATTACAACTGATGTTGAAAATCAGTATAAATCTAAGCTTTCAAAAATACTTGGTGTTGAGATTAAAGACTTAACCGAAGAAGCTATTAATGAAGCATTAAAAATTAAAATCGAAGATAGTGATGTCGTAAAAGAAGCTAATAAAGTTATTGAAGCTAACAATGCTAAATTGGTACAAGAAGCTTTAGATAGTAACATTTCTAAAATCAAAGCTTTAAATCCAGATATTGATAGTGCTGAAAAATTATGTGCACATCCTAAATATGATGAAATTAAAGCTAAAGTTGATAAAGGTTATGAATTATATGATGCTTATGTATCTGTAGTTGGTTTTAATAATAATTCTACTGGTTCTACTCCAGTAAAAAAATCAATCGATTCTAAAACAATTTCTTATGTTCAACCTGAAACTATTAGTGATGCAACTTTTGCATTTTATCAAAAAGCATTCCCTAATAAAACTAAGGAAGAAATTATTGAAATGTATAGAAGAGATAATAAATAATAGGAGGAAAGTTTATGGAAAGAATTTATAAACCTACAAACTCTGGAACTCAAAAAGTTAATGGACAACCTAAAAAATCTACTTCTGTAAAAGTTAAAAAATCTACTGGTAAAGGAAAGTAAGATTATGAGTAGAGAAGATTTATTAAAAAGTAGAGGATTTAGAGATGAAAAACATTTACAAGAATTCTTAGAGTCTTGTAAGGATGAATCTTGGAAACAAGAGTTAATTGAATATTTTGGAGATACACCAAAATCAAATAAAAAATCAAATAAAAAATCTAAAGAAGTTGTTGAAGAAGTAATTGAAGAAGAAGTTGTTGAAGAAGAAATTCCTGAAGAAACTGAATCTGAAGTTATTGAAGAAGCTTCCGAAGAAGAAATCAATGAGGAGGAATAATAATGATAAAACTTTATAAAACTCAATTAGAGTATGATACTGAAGAGTTTACTAATGGTTCTGCTGCTATCAGTGCAGGTATTCCTGTTGCATTATCAAGTGGAAAACTAGTTGCTAGTACTTCACCTGATTATTTGACTCTTGAACCTTGTGCTGCTAGTGAAGAAAGATGCTTAGTACATAAAATTAAAAAAGATGAATTATATAGTACTATATTAAGTGCTGATGGTTCTGCATTAAATGTTGGAGATGCTGTAACTATTACTTCTACTGGTTACGCTACTGCTACTACATCAAGTGGTATATTTAAAATAGAAGAATTTAAAGATGCAACTAAGGCTTCTGGTTCTGTAGTTGTAGGAAGATTTATATAGGAGGTAATTATTAATGAATACAGGTTTATTATTTACTGTATCTGGTGATTTAGCTAATAGTATATTTTTCAAAGATTTATATGCTCCATTAAAATCTATCGTTATTGAAAAATATACTGAATTTGCTCAAACAGATACATTTAAAGAAGTATTTAAAGAAGTTATGTCTGATTCATTCGCTGAATCTTATACAAGTATGACTGATTTAATTGGAGGATTCGAACAAATCTCTGAAGGTGGAATTCCTAAAATCTCTGAAAGAATGGAAGGTTATAAGAAATTTGTTGAAAACTTCAACTACGCTAATAGCTTCGTAGTTACAAGAAATGCTATTGAAGATAATAAAATTAGTGGAGCAATCAATGGTTTAACATTAATGATGAGAAATTATTGGTTATCAAGAAATCATGAAGCTGGTGCGTTCTTAGTTAATGCTGTTAGTGGTAATACTACTTATAAAGGTAAAACTATGGACATTACTGCTGCTGATGGTCTTGCATTATTCAACACTGCTCATACTTCAAAAGTTGAAGGTGTTGCAACTCAATCTAATAAATATGCTGGAGATGCTACTGAACAAGCTCAAGGAATTTACTTCAGTTCTGATTTATTAGCTAAAGCTGAAACAGTAATGCAAAACATTAAAGATGATAATGGTGAAATTGCTGGTATTGCTCCAGATACAATCATTATTCCTAATGATGCAGTATTAAAGAAACAAGTATTTGGTGTTCTTGGTGCTGATAAAGTACCTGAAACTGATAAAAATGCATTTAACTACTTAGTTGGTAGATATAATGTAATCGTTTCACAAGAATTAAATGCTTTAGCTACAGACCATATATTCTTCTTACTTGATAGTAATTATAACTCAGTTGTTGATGGTTTAATCTATCAAAATCGTGAAAACTTAAGAGTAAGAGCTTATACTGAAGAAAAGACAGAAAACATTGTATTCGCTGGTGCTGACCGTCACTGCTACTCAGCAATTGACTGGAGAGAAATCATGGCATTCAATGTTACTGGTGGTTCTGCTTTAAACTAATTCAAGTTTGACATAATTTATATATAAATGAGATACATTAATTTGTATCTCTTTTTTGCATATAATATTATAAAGGAGGAATAATCATGAATAAAGATTATACTTGGGGTGATATAGTAGTAGCTACTTGTAGAAAAATGTTTCTAAATAAAGATGCTATTACTGTTGCTGATTTGCCTGATTTAATAGATGATAGAAATTATTCAACATATATAAATATGGCTCCAGATGTTATGAATGAATTAATGGTTATATTAAATAATCGTGTTTTAATAAACATAGATTCTTTAACTATAAATCTAAATGATGTTAATTTAGAAGAATATATAGATAAAGATATAAGTGCTTATGTATTTGATATTCATCAATATATGGAAGATAATGAAATAACTAATTATTTATATACTGAAGTTATTCAACATACTTATATAAAATGTGATAATTTATTATTTGAAGAACAAGATGGAAAATTATATATTGATAAAAGATTTATGAATCCTACAAGTTTAACTCTAACTATTAAATATAGAATTATACCTGAAAGATTTACAACTACAACTCCATGGAATACATTAATAGATTTACCTTATAATATATGTGCTATTGTACCTTTATATCTTGCAAGTGAATTATATAAAGATGATGATATTTCATTAGCTACAGCTTATCGTAATCAATTTGAAACTGAATTAGATTATATATCTTCACAAATGGTTGATAGTTTAGGTATTGAACATAGTAGAGATGTAGGTGATTATTATGGCGCATAGTTTTGATATACCTCAATCTCCAACAACATATAATTATACATTTACTGATTTTTTAGGAGTAGATTATAATGACCCTTTTGATATGGATGTTAGACATAGTCCTAAAATGAATAACATGATATTAGAAAATGGTTATTTAAAAAAGAGATATGGTTTAAAAATTAAAATGAAAATAGATGATGCTCCAATTCATGGTATTTGGAATTATGATGTTCCTGGAGATACAGCATACGATGAAATATTTTTAATTCATTGTGGAACTAAGTTATATGAAACTGATAAAAACTTCACAACTAAAGCTTTATTGATGAGTAATCTAAAAGATGTTGATTCTTGGGGAATGTTCCTTGGAGATAAATTAGTAATATTAGATGGTAAAAGAGCTATAGTATATGGTAAGTATAATAATCTTTATACTGCTAGATATATGGATGAAGTTGCTTATATACCAACTACTACTATAGGTTTATCACCTGATGGTTTTAACGGAACTCAATATGAATCTGTTAATTCAATGACTCAATATAGAATAAATGAATTCTTATCTGATGGTGCTGCAGTAGTATATCGTACAGACTCATATAGTATAAGTGCAACTCCTGGAGATACTAAAGTTTGGATTTTAAATAATAATACTGGTGCATGGGATTTAGTCGATCCTGCAAATTATGTTGTTACAACAGATAATAAAATTACATTTAATTCTGCTCCGCCTGCTCCAGTAGTTACTGGTAGAGATAATGTAAGAATTCAATTTAAATCTACAACTGATGATTTAGCAAACTTAATAAATAAATGTAGATTCTGCGTACCTTTTGGTTATCAAGGAAACAATCAAAGACTATTCTTTAGTGGAAATCCTGACCAACCTAATGTTGATTGGCATTCTGATTTAGTAGCAAGTCAACCTGACCCTACTTATGTACCTGATGATTCATTTGCTGTTATTGGTTCTCAACCTATTGTAGGTTATTTAAGACTTAGTGATGGAACTTTAGCTATTTTGAAAGGTTTAAGTGATACTGATTGTAGTATATATTATAGAACTTCAAATGCTCAAGGAAAATGGGATATATTTCCATTACTTAGTGGAACTAAAAATGTTGGATGCTTAACACCTTATTGCTGTGTTAATGTTCAAAATAATGCTATGTTCTTAGGAGAACTTGGAGTTTATCAAGCTGTTACTGGTGAAGCAAGTTCTACATTAGAAAGATATGCTGATAATAAATCTTATTATATAAATAAAAAGTTATTATCAGAAGCGAACCTAGATAAATCTAAAGCGATTTCTATAGGTAGTTTATATTATTTATTTGTTAATAATAAATTATATATCTGTGATACTTCTAAAATAACTCAAGCTAAAAATAATAATATAAATCAATATCAATGGTGGCCATGTGATTTAGGAATTAATGTTACAGCTATTACAAGATGGAATAATAAAGCTATTATTGGTGATAGTGAAGGTTATATTAAAATGTTTGGTAATGATTATGTAGATGAATTATATATTGATGATACTTTAGAAATACCTCAAGCAGTAACTAAAGATGTTGATTGTTATTTTGAAACTATTCCGTTTGATTTTTCTACTAGTAGTGTTTTAAGAAGTGTTAAAGCTAAAACAACTAGAGCATTTACGTTAAATTATATCGCCCCTGAAACAACGAAGTTCGAATTCGGTTATAGAACTATCGATGAAGATAAGGTAGAGAGTGAAGAAATATATAAAGTAGTAGATGAATCATTTGATAATGATTTAAGTGAATATGTATATTTACCTTATGGTACTAAATTACAATTTGATGATACTATAACTTATAGTGCAAATCATGATGGTATATTAGGTTGGTATTATGGTACTCAAACTGATGAAATAAAAACTATATTTGGTTTTTATGTAAAAGATGGAATTATTACAATGGGAACATTCTCAATTGATGTTACCGATCCTGATAATTATGAAGTTGAAGTATTAAAAGAAATATATAATAGTGTTGATGGTTATAAAATGACTTCACTAATACTAAAGAAAAAATTAGATTTATTAAATCTATTTGTTGATGATACTATTGATATAACTCCTAGTGGACCTGATAGTATTACTATAGTAAATCCTACATTAAACGATATTCCACAAACTATCAATATTAAAGAAAAAGCTAGAAAAATAATGTTCTTAAAATTCTATGTAGAATCTGAAAAATATGCTTGTGAATTTGATAGAATATTCATTGACTTCAGAATGGCTGGAAAATATAGAGGTGAGTAGTTATGGCTGATATTACTAAGGTTTATAAAAATTGGCCTGCTTATGATGATGACTTAGCTAATAAAGCTTATGTTGATAGTGAAGTTGAATCATTAGCTAGTGGTGATATAAGTGCTCTTAAAAAAGCTGTAGAAAAAAATACTCAAGATATTGATACTGCTGAACGTGATATTGTAGATTTAAATAATAACAAATTGAATACTAGTGTTTATGATACATTTATATCTGAACAATATAATCCATTAGTTGTTAAGGTTGATGGTAAAATTGAATCTTATTATCAAGCTACCGATCCTTCAACTAATTGGATTACTGGTTTAGAAAAGAATTCACATGTAGGAGATATTTGGTATGATACTACAACTCAAAAAACTTTAGTATATTATAAAGATACTTCTACAAGTCCAGTCACTTATTTCTGGCAATGGCAAAATGTTCCAATAGAACTTATTGATAGTGTTAATGGTAAAGCAAAGATTTATTCTGGAGTTATACCTACAGATTATGTAGCTGGAGATTATTGGTTAATACCATTAAATTGTTTTTCTAATACATATTCATTAACTTATCAAAGTGGTGAATTCTCAGTTGGTATGAGAATTGCTCTAGGTAAATATACTTTTATAGTAGATACTGTAGATGCTAATAATGAAATATTAACTTATCACATGGATGTTCCAATAGCAAGTAATTATGATTTAACTGAAACATTAACTGATACTAATATTACTGTAAATATTACATCTACTTCTTCATTTACTTTACCAAATAATTGTTATGGTGGTTCTATATGCGTAGCTACTCAAGATGGAACTATTTATGATTCTACTAAATGGTTAAATAGAAATGATTATATACCTCAAGATAAAGCTGATAATTATGCTTTACAAACTGATGTTAATAATTCTATAAATGAAGTAAATACTAATATTGATAATACTGCTATAAATATAAATAATACTATTAGAGATAATGTTAATACTTTAAATAATACTATAGATAATAATTATAGTGATTTGAGTAATGTTATAAATACTAATAAAGATAATACTGATTTAGATATAGCTAATTTAAGACAAGAAGATATTGATATAAGAACTACATATAATGGTGAAGTACAAAGAATTGATAATGATTTAATAGAATTAGAAGATAGAATTGTTAGAAATATTCGTAATACTTCTGGTGGTAATAATTTACTACGAAATAGTGTTGGTTTTAGAAATAGATTATATTGGAATGATGAAATATCTGGAATAATTGAACAGCAATATTCTACATTTGCTGGTAAAGAAATTACAGTTAATTTTAGATATAAAAAGACTGATTATAATCAAGCTACAATAGTTATAGGTTATTATGAAAATGGAATATTTGTGGAAAGATATACTATATTAGATACTTCAGAACAAGTTGGAGTATGGAGTGATGTTTCATATAGTTATGTATCTAGTATAAATAATCCAGTAATAAGATTTAATGCTAAATTTGATGGAGTGCAAGATAATGATGCTGAAAATAATGGTACTTCAGGTTCTAAATTAGTATTTACTAATGGTTTAGAAATTACAGATTTAATCATTGGTTATGGTTCTGGTAAAGGATGGAGTCCATATTTTAATGAATTATATGGTAAAACATTTAATTTAGATATGTATGGTTTTGATATTAGAGAAGTTGCTTCAGATAAAAGCATGCACTTAGATACTAATAGTTTAGATTTTAAAGATATTTATGGTAATATAGAATCAGTATTTAGTAAAGCTGAAACTAGAACAGATGCCGTAAATGTTAATAATAGTATAAATATTGGTAATTTAAATATAGTTAAAATAGATGATAATAATATTATAGAATATTAGAAAGGATGTGTTATAATGGCTTCAATAAGTCCTACAACGTTACAATGTAGTGCTGAACCTCATTCTGGTAAAAACGCATATTTAAAATTGACTATTACAAGTATTAGTGATTCTGATGCTAGTACAAATAAAAGATATGTTGGTTGGAAAATAACAGTTGAAGGAACTCCTTGGTCAGCTTTAAAAGCTAGATATGCTACTCTTGGAGGTCATGAAATTAGATCGTTAAATACTACTCAAGTTACTAATTGGAGTGCTGGCCAACAATTAGATTCAGGTAATGAAACTTATGATAATGATTCAGCTGGTAATCTTACTTTATATGCTTATTTAAAACAATTATTTTATTATAGTTATTCTGATACTAGATGGAATAATAGTACTTCTCAAGCTGCTGATGCTAATATGGTATGTTCTCAATTACCAAGATATGCTAATTTGACTAAATATGAAATTGGTTCTATAGAAATAAATAAATTCACAATTAATTGGAATGCTGACGCAGCTTGTGATGCTGTACAATACTCATTAAACGGAGGAAGTTGGACTAATACTAGTGGATTAAGTTTTAGTATTAGTGGTTTAACTCCAGGTCAACAATATAATATACGAATCAGAGTAAAACGTACTGATTCTCAATTATGGACAACATCTGGTTATTTATACCCTACATGTAAATCATTACCTACAACAAATACTCCTAGTAATTTTAATTTAGGAAGTAATCTTACAGCATCAATATCTAGTACTAGTAATTTATCTAAATGGTATTGTGATGTGTATGATGGAAGTACTAAAATAGCATCTTCTGGAGATGTTACATCTACATCTAAAACTATTACTCTTACAAATTCTACATTAATAAATAATATGTTAGCTAGACATCGTAATGATAATAGTTGGACTATAACAGTTAAATATTATTGTGTAAGTAATGGAACTACATATACTCTAACACAAAGAACTTGTACTTGTACTATTCCTAGTGGTCAATATACTCCTACATTTAGTGT